CGGTGAGCTTACCACGCGCTGCTTTATCTGTTTCCACAGTAGCTGGCGCTTGTCCGCGGTTCTCGACAAACGGGTTATCAGTGTCGCGCAACGTATTACGGCTGGACAACGCAGACTGAACAGTCGGATCTTTTGGATCAATTGATACACCTAAGAAGCTACCATCCTTAGTCTTAGCAACTCGCAAACCGCCACCACCGTCTTCTACGATAGGTGTGCCGGGGCCCTTTTTAATCTGCTCCAGCATCAAACGGAAGTCGCCATCGAGCACCTTCATCTTAAGCTGCTGAGCGTACTTGTCCTGCTCCTGAACATCGCTAAACGCCTGTGACAACGCCGTAGATTTGATCTTGAGATCGCGGTCCTTGGACTGTGCAATAAGCGCCATAAAGCCTTTTGGCAAACCAGAAGCTGCTTCACTTGCAGCCATGGCAATAGTAGGTTGACGGCTAGACGCTAATTTGAAGCCAGCATCTGCCAGCAACAAAAGCGCATTTGTCTTCATGTCTTCTTTGTCACTGCCCAAGATCTCAGAGAACAACGGCGACAGTTCTGCGTAGCCTTCTTTGATCCGTTCTGCGCGGGTCTTTTGTTTGACGCCTGCTTTAAGTTCACGCTCATTAAAAAGTTTTAACTTTTGATTAATGAAAGAGCCTAATGGATCAGTATCAGCTTTATCAGCCGCGGCTAGTTGGCGGTCATCAATCGATGCTTGCTCTGCTTCTGTTGTAGCAGCAGTCGCAGCCGGTGCTACAGGAAATGCCGCTTGTTGAGTACTAGAAGGTGAAGGCGTCCGATCAATTGCAGACAATTGTGCCATCTTGTCGTCGTAAGAAGCCTTCTGCTCAGGGGACATCGGAGTGCTGGAATCCTTCATGAAAGGAAGTGCAGATAAAGCGCCTGTACCAAGAGCCAATGCAGGAGACATGCGGGACAAAGCTTCTGCCACGCGTGGGTATTCTTGCGCAGTGCGCTGCACACCCATCTTTAAGCCTTCAGTGAACGTAGGGCTCATTAAAGGACCCATTGTTGTGTAAGGGGCAAGCTTTGTACCAACGCCTTCAACAATCGTGCCGGCAGGCCCTTGGACCAAGCTCTCTCGTCCTTGCACAGACAAAGGCATAGGAGGGCTACCGCCCGTGACACGCTGCACAGTAGGCTGAGCGCGCATGGTCAGGTTGCCCAAGTATTGATTTACTGCAGGGCCGTATTGAGCGGCCTTGTCACCCATGAACTGGGCAGCACGTGTGAACGGTGTAATGAACGCGCCTGCAGCCGCCGTGATTGGGGGCATGCCATCAGGTGTGGGCGGAGCCTGCTCAGCCCCGCCCTGTGGAAAAGGGCCAGCGCCCTCCATTCCGGGAGGCATTCCTTCTGGTGGCATACCACCTTGTGGGGGCATCATAGGAGGCGGAGCCATACCTTGGCCCTGTGGCAAAGCACCGATACCGCCTTGAGGAGCGGCCAGTTGTGCTTGCAACAAAGCAAGAACTTCTGGAGGTGTTTCTTGCGCGCTTGCTCACCAACCATCTGGGCTAATTCTTGTACACGTGCATTGGTAGAACGCATGTCACCGCGCAAGGTGTTCATCAAGATTTCAGGATTTTGAGGCGTGCGCGCCATCTGAGGCATATCCGTTTCGGGCTCCTCTGGCATTTCCTCGGGCATCTCTTCGTCAAACCCAGCCATGATGCCGCTGTTACGTGACTCTTTTGACAGAGGCATCGCAAACATGGCGCGCTTCAAAATCTCATTCTTCATGATGCGTCCTTAAAACAGTCCACCAGCGGTCTTTGCTGCCGCTGCTGTAGACAAAATACCTGTGCCTAAGCCAGCAATCTGCTGGAAGGGGCTTGGAGTAGCTTGTGAGGAAGTCGTAACTCCCATCTGTGTGGACGGCGCGCCCTTGTAAATGTCAGACAAGAAGCCCAACTGCTGATAAGGCTGCATGTTTTGCTGCAACTGATTTTGGCGCTGTGCATCCAACTCGGCTTGTTGTTGTTTCTGCTGTGTTGAGCCAAGATTGAACAAGAAATTGACATCTTGCTGACCCATGCCTTGTGCAGCTTGACCCAAAGCAGCGCTTTGTGAACCAAGACTTGCTTGTTGCATACCCAACGAGCCCAAACCTTGAGCAAGCTGTGAGCCCACACCAAACTGCTGCGCCGCAAGACTTCCAATACCTTGACCAAGGTTGCCTAACTGGTTGTAGCCAGCCATCTGGGCTTGTTGTTGCTGCTGTGCAGTAGACAACGCTTGGCCGTAACCTTGCTGCAGGGCGTTTGCAATAGCTTGGTTCTGTGTTTGAGCCAGATTGCGGCCCAACTCAGCACGTTGAATGCCTTCACGAGTACCACCAAAAGCACCGGATTTAACCGCCTGTGCTTGCAAACCTTGGCCCTGAATTTGGGCTTGACGATTCATTTCGTCAAGTTGACTCTGCAAAGCCAAGTTCATGAACGGGTTCATGTACTGAGAAATTTGCTGCTGACCAATAGGTTGCGTTGCACCCAAAGTCCCTTGAGCCGCGATCCCTTGCAAACCTTGCGCTGCATTGTATTGATTGCGAGTGTCTGCACTGCGAAGTACATCAACACCGGTAGCCACGGCCTGCTGACCTTGGCCTAATTGGCCATAAGCATTGGTCATGTAGGGCTGATAAGCACCAATACCTTCTTGACCGCCGCGGATAGCGTTGAGTTGGTTTCCCGACATCCCCGCAATTTGGTAATTGGGGGTCAGGAATCGGCCTTGTTGCCCAGCAAGATTAGTAGCGTCTACTTGTGCTTTTGCACTTTCCAACAAACCAAGCTTTTGCGCCTCAATCTCGGGCGCTTCGCGGATAAATTGTGATTGGGATAGGACGTCTGCCATGTTTAACCTCTTGCTGCGTTCTTTTCAAGTTGATTCATTAGCGCGTACATGCGTTTTGCGCCTGCGCGTCTGTCGCCTTTGCCCGCACCGCGAACGGCTTTGGCAGTCATTACGAATTCGCCGTCAGACAGCATTGCAGGGATTGAATCAGAGGTCGCGGTCCCCGGGCCATTAATTTGACCGGTACGTCGAGGATAACCGCCCTGAGCCAAACCTGCAATACCTCCCATGTTCAGGCCAACAGGGGGCATGCCTTGCACCTGAGTAGATACCTGCGTTTGAGTAGGCACCTGTGGGGGGATTACCATTTTATCCATCAGTCCTGTAATACCTCCAGTATACGGAGACATTGTTCGGCTAAGCACACCTGTTGGGAAAGTAGGCGTGTTGCGCGTGAACAAATACGAGCCGCCGGGTACGCCAGCAACGCGTGGATCTGTAGATGCGTTTCCCATGGGAACTACAGGAACTCTAGGCACCGTTGGCGGCACATAAGGAGGTTCCACTACGACAGGTGGTACGTATGGAGGGGTTATTACGACAGGCGGCAATACAGGGGGGAGAACTACTGGAGGCTCAGGCGTCTTATTGTGGCTCAACAAACCTTCGCAGATGTAAGTGTGGGCGTCATCAATAGTGATACGCACCACGTCACCTGCTGCTGTTTCTTCAACGCTACGAACGGTTTTGCCGCTCAACATATCTCCGGGCACCACATCTTTTGCAGTTACCCACTTATTTGCTGCTTTGAAGAACTTGTGGTCAGTACTTCCAATAAATTCTCCGTCGTCAAACGTAAATTTAAGACGTGCAGCATCAGGCACGAGGGACACATGCGTGACAGGATGCGCACCCCACGCCAGCGTGGTTTCGTGCTGTGTTTTAACAACATCGCCAACCTGCAATTCCCCTGCTGGTTTTAGATCACCATTTGCCAACAAGATGCGCATTTCAGGCGCAGGGCAAGTAGGTTTTATTGGGGGCAATGGTGGCACCACAGGTGGTAACACAATCGGTGGCTCAGGTGGTGGGCGATCATCTGTAATGACAATCTCCGGAACTTCTGGCTCAATTGGAGGTACGTCGGGTATTACTGGTGGCAACACAATCGGCGGCTCAGGAGGAGGAGGAGGAGGACGGTCATCGGTAATGACAATCTCCGGAACCTCTGGTTCAATTTCAGGCAACTCTGGTATTACAGGAGGTAATACAATTGGCGGCTCAACTGGTGGCTGGGGTGGACGGTCACCAATAATCGTGATTTCAGGAACATCAGAACCATCAGAAATTACAGGCGTAAGAATATCTCCGGGGGGAATCAATAAGTCTCCCCAATCAACTACAGGCGCATCGGGCCTGTCACCTGTGATAGTGATTTCAGGGACGTCGTCCCCTGCGTTGCCGCCAAGGTCGCCATATGAATCAAAGCCATCCCAGCCGCCCCCAAAGGCATAACCGCCCCCAAAGCCATCACCGCCTCCACCGCCCCCGCCACCATCCGCAGCAATTGCACTAAAGTTGTCGTCATCAAAAAAAAACTCTGGTAAGCCTGTCTTGGGGTTGATCGTGCCGCTGCCGCCCATGCGTTTAAGCATCTGAGCCTCTTCAGGATTAATGTGCGCCAACATGGTGTCGCCGTTGCGGCCCTTTTTAGCCAAACTAGCAATCCCGCCCGTGGCCATGCCAGTAGGTTTGAGCACTGAACCGTTGTAGTACTGAACGCCGGGCAAGCCCTGAACGTAGAAGCGGTTAGGATTCTTGCTCATCAAATCGCGCGCTGATCCGGGGCCCCCGGTCAATAAATCTTGATAAGGCGAAACAGGGGCCTTGCCGGGAGTAAATCCGCCAAACGCACCAATAGCACCAATACCCGCCGCGGTAATTGGACCGTAAGTAGACAACACTCCGGGCATCGCAGCTTTGTATGCGTTTTGATATGCGGCTTCGCGCATAGCAGGCGTTGCATCAGGGATGCGTGCTGTCAAGTCTGTAACAGCCTTTGCCGCTGCATTTTGGGCCGCGCCCATTCCCTGCTGCTGAATGCCAGAAGGAGAGATGTTTCTGTTATAAAAATCTTTAGCGTTGTCAAAAAAGCTAGGCTCAGAGCCGGGAGCCATTTTGGCCAAGGAGCCCTGAAACTGCGTAGCATCCATTGGGTTACCAATAGCAGGAGCAATTGCATTTCCTGTTGCAGCACTTGCCATCACAGGGGGTTGAGTGCCAATAGGGGGAGCAACTGCATTTCCAGCAACAGCAGTTTGTGCACTTGCATTAAGAGGCGCTTCACCAAACGCGCCGTAGTTTGTAGACGTAGGTGCAAACGGATTTGCAGCGTTTTGTGTTACCACCGCGCCGTTAGGCATGGTAATTTGTTCGGCCGGGCCACCGCCCAAAGTTATCTTTTTAGCTGCAAAGGGCGATTCACCGGCAGGTGCTGCATTGGGGTTGTTAAATACTTCAGGATTGGCCTTAGCCAATTCAGTACTGTAAGCGTCGCGGGCCGTGCTTGTTGTAACGTTATCCCGCAAAACATCCGCGGGAACCGAGGGGGCCGCTGAAGCAGGTGAAATAGCTTGTGTAAACTTGTCAAATTGACCACCAATAGTGGTTGGGCCTGTATAACTACCTGCCGCAAAAGCATCAGCACCGCCCATGACTCCCGCGCCAACGCCCGCTGTTAAACCACCAACAGCACCAGCTTTAAGGGCTTGGCTAATGCTTCCACCACCCAACAAAGTAGAGCCTGCGCTGCCCACAAAACCACTGACCGCAGCGACCGCAGCAGTGGAAGTAGCACCTAAAAACGAAGCTGCAGCAGGGCCTAAGAAGAAACCAAGCGCCACCGTGGTAATAATACGGCCCACGGTGCTGTTTGCAAAATCTTTAACGGCATTGCCAATAGCTTTAAATATCTTGCCAACACCTTTAAAAAGTTTGCCAAGAAAAAACTCAGGCAAACCTGTTTTTGGATTAATTGTTCCACTACCGCCTCTGCGGCGCAGCATGCGCGCTTCGGCAGGCGTGATGTGCGCCAGCATGGTGTCGCCATTGCGGCCATAGCTTGCAATAGCCTTTGACACAGGTGTCAACTCAGCAATACCCCCTTGGGCAAACGATTGCACACCACTGGGTGCGCCAATCATCTGATCCACGGCCATGTTGAGCGCAGCAAAAAACTGTGCATCAAACTGCTCTGGCAAGATTTCGTCAGGTGCGCCCATCTCTTTGTACTTGGCACGGATCTCTGCATACTTCTCTGGATTAGCCAGAATCTCATCCACCATGTCATTAAGCTGATCTAACGCTTCTGGGGGAAGTTCAATCTGTTGTAGGGCAGCGCGAAACTTAGCTACTTCTTCAGGAGCCGCCTGCTCCGCACCTGCCAACATCTGATCGCCAAACTCCTTTGGAGATACGGTTTGACGCATCTGCTCATAAACCGCCATCGTATTAGGATCGGCAAAAGGGTTTGCGCCTTGTTGAGGCATTTCCATTGCGGCTTGAGGTGCTGTGGCCATGTTAATTCCTTGGGGAAAGGTGTTTGTTTGATTGTATTACGTGAAGAGAGTCAACACAAATATTATGGTGGGGGCGTGGGCCGCGGATCGGGCAGCCTTGCAATAAAATTTACAGCCATTACCGCTGAAGCAACAGCAGGATATGGGGCAGATGCGGCAATAGCCTCCATCGTCACGTTTGTATCGTCTGCGGCCCAGTACATCTCAATGTACTCATTAGCCGCTAAATCAATGTCAAATATCCAGACCACATTCATGTGGTTGTCTGAACCTTCAATTGTGTATCTGTGCCCCGAATAACCAATCGTAACGTTGTTGCGGCGTATCCAAATCTGCACATCTTTGGCTGATGCGTTGGTGCTCTTTAACTGAGCCGATAATTGGAAGTTGTACACACCACTTACAGCCACCTCAATCTTAGACGTACTAGCGGCCTGAAGAGCCACAAAGTTATTAAGGTAGGTCTGGTTAAACGTGATGGGATAGCCCGTATCTACAGCGGCTAATGTTTGGTCTGCGGTGTTAAAGAACAGCCCGTTAGGTACGTTAATCAAAGAAGGGTCAATTGCACCAGACGTAACTAACTGGGCTAACAAGTTATCTAGCCGATTAAAGTACAAACGCAAAACGTTGTTTAGCTGGTCAATGTACTGCTGACTGTACTGCGGGGTAGCCAACGGCAAGTTAGGTGCTGTGATCCGGCTAAGCTCCGTTTCAGATGTAATCAGGAAGGTCATCGACGTCCGTCCTGACGAAGGTCAATACGCGTTGCACCCAACTGCCATGCCGTACCCAGTTGGTTAGAGCCAATCTGTAAAATCATTTGGCGACCACGCACCCGGGTATAAACTTGCCCTGTAAAGCCTTCAGTGATGGTGTATTGCGCGCCTGTCAATTTATCCACATTGGCAGCTACAGGAGTTCCTGTGCCAGAACCAGAGTTCACCATTGGATACAAAGTCATTGTGACCTGCGGCGTGGGGCTTGCATCAGAGCCCGAGAAGCTTAAATCAGGCAACATGCGCCAAACAAAGGCAAAGTTATTGCCGTCCCCAATGTCAAACTCAGACGAAGAGATGTAAGCATTAATTGCAGCCGGAGTACCGGTTCCGTTGTCGTCGTTGCCATATTCCTGATTAACAATATTCCCAGTTGTTGCAGTTAAAGGATTTGCAGCAATAGGGTAATCCCTTAAACCGGAATCTAACCAAGCGGTACGGTTCATTGTGCCGTAGTACCAAGTATTTTCAAGGTAGTTATAGACAACATATCTGTCAATAGCAGTGCTGTTAGCTGAGCAATAGAAGAACCAAACCTCGTTAAATCCCTCATTGGTGCTGGCAAAACATTGCTGATTTTGCTGTAAATTGATGTCTTGGTAGACGTACTTACGTAAATCGCAGTTAAGCGTATTGATCCGGCCATCGTAGGAATAGAACTTGTCTGTCCCCATCCAATACACCACACCAGAAGCTTGGGCCACGGCGTTTTGACCAAGGATAGAGATGTTGTCGCCCAACAATTGAACACCCCAAACGTAAGGAGGTCCAAGGTACTGCAGCGAATACACTGTCGAATCTGTCCAAGTTACGATCTCTTGACGAGTCTGAATAGCGGTAATGATCTGAGTGCCGTGAGACAGACGGATACTTCCTGCCTGATTAGTAGCAGTTGGAGACCAATCCACTACCGATTCCTGATCCGACCAGCGAATCAACATGGGGTCTATTGCGTTTGGAGAAGCAGCAAGCGGATCATTTGTACCAAAGCAAAACACAAATCGGCTGACGTCAGATACAAATAAGAAGTTCTGTATCACCGGCACAGCCGTAGCCCCTGCCAAAGAGGTTACAGGGATAGCATTTGGAAGAATGTAATGAGTCCCAGACTGCGTGCCTGTTGTGGTAATGGCTGCACCACCGGGGGTGGCAGATAGATTAAACGTTGTGCCGCCAGTGCCCTTGACATAGTATGTAGTTCCCACTGTCAGGCCCGTGGGCAGCGCAGAAGGATACCCGGTGTTAGTCAAAATAACAGGGGTGTTATCCAACAGGCTTACCGTAGACGTTACGACTGCGGGGGAAGCAATTGTGATGGTAAATGATGCGGGAGCCAAGCCAAACGATGCATCCCAATAGTAAATAGGACCACCGCGGAAACCAAGGATTAAGTCTTCACCAAAGTTGCTTTGGCTCCATAAGCGCAAAGCTGCCGTGGATGTGCCGCCAAAACCCCAACTGCCCGCGTTCCACGCGCCTGCGCCCCAGCCCGTCAATGGTGTTTCAAACGGGAGGCCTGTATTAATCTGATAAACAGCTTGCACGGTTGACCCACCACCAGATGCGGTAGATGTGGCAGCTACAGTAGTAATTGTGTATGTGTCGGGGTCAATAACAGTAAGTTGAAACTCAGCGTTTAGATCAAGTCCGCCTACAGGTGCCACATTACTAAACGTTACAAAATCCCCGGTCACCGCACCGTGGGCCACGTCGGTAACAGTCACAGTTGTACTTAAATTGACGGTGGCAAATGGATTGCTTAATACTGCCGCAGCACGAATGGGCGTGATGTCATAGTAATTGCCGCCGTTTTCAAGATAAAACTTTAGATTTGTGCCGACGCCCAGCAAATTAAGATTGGCAAGCGTGATCCAGTTCCACAGCGAACGGCAAATGCCCAAGAAGCTAGAGACAGAAATACGTGCCCAACCGCCTATCTTCTCAGGCGAGCCTTGACGAAACCGTACCTTGTCGGACTGATACCAACCACCCTCAGTGGTGTACCGAGTATTCTCCCGGTTGACGCCCGGCTTCAGAAGAATCTTTTGTAATGGCATCGGTCAATCCAGTAGGGCACACTCAGCAGTGCGCCGTTTAAGCAAGCCCGGCAATACCTTGCCGCCACCTTTAGTCCAGAGCATTAGTTGTTCTTTTGCTCCTTCCCAATCATTGGCGTTGATTTTCCTCTTTAACGTGCTTGTTTGCAAGCGTCCTGTCCCAAGGTTGTAACAAAAGTCAACTATGGCGTTGCACTTACGAACGTCAGTAATTAGACCGGGGCAGTTACGCAGAACACCGGGCAGGTATGTATGCTCAAGCTCAATCATCAAAAGCGCCCTTGCCGTGGGTTCATCCATCGGCGCATCTTCCAAAGTTACCTTGCGCTTATCTGCGTAGTAGGTAGAACCATAGCCAATTGTGGCTACATTAGCTGGACACAGGTACGGCTTGGAGCGAAAGCCCTCAAACCGTCTGCACATCTCTGCGGCTAGTTCTAAGTTCATAGCCCGCGTTGCTTCAAAGTTCTATCGAGGAACCAGTAGTTAATTGTTCCAGCCAAGAGTGCCGAAAAGTCAGGCGACATAAAGAGTTTAAACACTTCAGTTGGGTCAAGGCCAGTTCGGTAACCCGTCCACGCATACCAAAAATGCGCCAAACTCCAGATCAAAAGAATCCAGTACGTAACGACAGGGCGAACAGAAGCAGACAGACTAGCCGACCAGCCGCCTGCGGCTTTGACCATTGTTGCTTGCTGCTCGATTGCAGAGTTAAAGGCATCCATGACACCAACATCCACGGCCGCCTCTCGTTGTGCCCCAATCTCAGCCAACTTCATCTGACCTCTGATCTGCTCCAGTTCACACTGACGGGCAAACATAAGCATCTCATGCGACCGTTCGTTCTTCTTGTCAAAGAACTTTAAAACTTCTGGAGCCAAGCGGAAGATACCGCCCAATGCACCACCTAGAATACCGCCAAAGACTTCAAACATAGTTACTCCTCAGTTATTGAGCATAAATGACAGGTTTGCATGGCGGGGGTACTGCACAACCCGCTCCCCTTCAGGACACTTGTACTTGATCGTCGCCAGCAAGGTTGCCTTCCCGCTGGCAATCTTCTCTTTTCTTGCCATCGTAAGTTCGTAGGTAAATGTGTCAATCTCTGGCCCGGCTGGGCCGCTGAACTTACTTGCGGTGGTGGTTGCCTCATGCACCATACCCGCCGCATCACGAATGCTTGGGGTAAAACTCTCGACAGAACAGTCGTCCCGCTTCTTTATTCTTGCAACTGTTACGTTGATGGGCTTGCCAGCTTCTGCCACAATCTTAAAGTTTTCAGGCGACCATTCAATGATTGCGCGGTCAAACCAACCAAACTTGTCGGCAAGCGTGTAACTACCGCCTAAAGCGGCAACGGTAGCGGCAACGGCTCCAATTGCTTTGGTAATGTCAATCATTTCATCCCCAAATCCAAACGAGGGTAAACATCCCCCATACAATGAAGATGGTCACAAAGGCCGCAACGATAAACGCTTCAGCCCAGTCCCGCATGATTAGGGAGCGTCAGGCCAAGTGATTGTCCAAGGGAAACCTGCTTGTGTAGGCACATCGCGCAGGGCTTGGCGGTACGTGACCCAGACCACAGGAATCTGAATGCCAAGATTGTCTTGAGCATTTTGGTCTATGGCTTTAGTCACCACCCAATCGCAGTCTTTGAGCTTTTCTGTACGTGTTCTGCGTACATTTGCGGCTTGTTCTGCGTCCTTCATTGCCTTGTACTCGGCTTCGTTCTCAGCGGCTGTTTTGGCAGGCTGGCCTTCTGATGCTGGCGTATCTGTAAACACTGGGCCGAGGATGTAGTTGGTGTACCACTTGTCGCCAATATGAACAACGCCTGAACGCATTGAGTATTGGTAGACTGTGCCGCCAGAAGCTTGTGGGCCTTCGTAGACAATGTCTGCGCCCCACTCATTTAGAATAGCTTCGTTGATTTCTTTGGGAAAACCCAAGCCAGTTTGGAGTTGGCGAAACTCATGGTCAAACATGACCGCGCCTGTACTTCTTACACGAACTTCCATGATGTGCTCCTTTTAAGCAATTGCGAGAAAAATAAATGTACCACCGTTGGCGTTAATCGCGGCTGGTGCGGTTGAGGTTATGTCAAAACCTACTGATGTGGTGTCAACGTAGTCAGTGCCCGTGACTTCAGCGGCTGTGCTGTTGAGCAAGAGGTAAGGGTCATTGCCAGCCACAATGCCACGGGCAGAGTCCCAAACGTACCAATCGCCAGTTGAATCTGTGCGTTTAATAAGAACGAAACGGCTACCGCCGGTAAACCCGCAGTTAATGGTCTGGGCGGCTCCTGTACCTGTGTAGCTTCCTACTTTAGAAACGCCCGCGCAGGTTGCAAAAAGATATGCAACAAATGTTGAGCCAGAAGCATTCGTAGCGGCTGTCGTACCTACCGTAAAAACAGATGCTGTTGGCGTGGTATTGTTCCACCACGTATTTGTGCCGGGAGTAAAGTTTCCATTTAAATACAAGGCATCCTGATTACCGACTGCTTGCACATAAACCATCCAGTTTGCAGTAGACGACCTATTTTTTACAATCATCATCTCAGGCACTACCGCCAAATTGTGGCTGAACGTGGTGGCAGAACCCGTCCCTGTATAGCAAACCACATCAAATACGGATGGGGCGCGTCTGAAGAATTCTCCAATTTCAGGATTGGACGATACGTTATATCCGTGGTTGGGAGCGTCAGTTCCTAACGTAACGCCATTTTGGTCAAATGTTAAAAGACAGCCGCTTGGGTTAGTTGCCAACCCAGTATATTCAGTGTCTGTATTCCATGTTTGTAGTTCATTTCCGGGGCCGCGAAGTTTATCTTGCACAACAAAACTATAACCAGTTGCGGCTGAGCGGTCACGAATAAACGCCATGTCAGGCGGGAAACTTGGGCCAGTTATGGTGCGCTTTGTGCTGTTACCAGTCCATGTAATTGGCTCAAACACAGTAGTACCCACAGTTGGCACTGCCATCGGGCCTCTACGAATAGCTATGTAGATGACTGTTTGGCTAGGATTATTAGCGTAAGCAGTGGTTGTAAACCCTGTTGCATTTGGTTGTGTTGAAAAATAAATGCTAGATGATTCAGCGGCAGACAAATTTGGATATAAAACCTGCGATGTCTGAGATGCTGGCATTCCGCGCATGTTGTCGTTAATGACCCAATTTCCTGTATCTGATACTATTTTTGTCATTACCCATTGAGGTTCATATCCAAGAGTAACAGTAGCCGCGCCGCTTCCATTGGTTGTAAACGACCCACACGAAATTACATTCTCAGAACCGGTCAGGCCAAAGCCCCCTGCGTTATGGGCAAATAGGTAGGCTACGTAGGTTGCGCCATTAGAGTTTACTGGCGCTGCACTTTCAACAGTAAAAGTTGTACTGGTAGGGCTAGAGATGTAAGGATATGTACTGGCTGCGCCCGTAGAATTTAAAAGAATATAGTCGTTTGTAGCAAGCGACCTATGGTATACCATCCAATCCTGCCCAGAAGCACTGGTCTGTTTAACAATAATGCACCCCGGCACACTTCCAAGATCGTGTGCCACTGTCCGGCCAGCGGTTCCATTCCCCGTATACGTCACCACATCAAAGAACTTTGGTTGCTCTCGGAATGTCCATGAGGCAAATGTGAATGTGTTTTCGTTTTGAGAGTTATCTGACCCTATTGAAAAGCCATTACTATTAAATGCGGTCAGTGAAGTAGGATCGGTTACTTCTGCTCCAGTTCCACCAGTTTGCGATGTGGACAACCGCTTAGTCGCCCCTCGAGCCGTGTCATAAAGGGCGTGGTTGTTAGTGCTGTTTCTGTTTTTAAACCAAACCAACCCGCCGTTGGCAGATAAGTTGATCCCGTTGGTGATGGTTTGCGCCGCGCCTGTACCCGTATACAGATACGTACTAAACAAATTCTCAATAAACAAGTTAGGGTTGACGTTACCAGCCGTGGGCCATTGGCCTAGTTTCTGCCAGTAAGCCTGTTGCTCAAGCGTCCACACACCGGGCGCAGTGCTGTCTGCGTATGGCCCTGATGGTGTTGGTGCGGTCTTGGAAATTATGCCGCCGGGGTATTTTGAACTCATGTTGTACCTTTAAGCGATAGCCAAGAAGATGTATGTGCCGCCGTTGGCGTTAACGCCGTTAAACGCATTTACAATAAAACCAGCAGAGTAAGTGTCAACAATGTCATCGCCAGCTACTTGTGCACCTGTTGTATTGAGTTTTAAATATGGGTCACTACTAGCAGTAATGCCACGGGCAGAGTCCCACACATGCCAATCATTAGCTGAGTCAGTTCGTTTAATTAATATAAAACGAGCGCCAGCCGTAAAGCCGCAGTCAATTTGAAGTCCGTCAACCCCTGTACCTGTGTACCCGCCAACTTTGGAAACGCCGGGGCAAGTTGCAAACAGGTAAGCTACGTATGTCCATCCACCATAGTTAACGTCTGCATTTGCGCTGACCGTAAATACGCTTGAAGTTGGCACAGTTCCGTTCCAAGCACCGCCAGAACCAGACGCTCCGTTAGCTAAGTTCAAATACAACCCTGCGTTAACGTTGCCAATAGGGGCTGCGTACACATTCCAATCTCTACCACCGCCAAACGTTACAATTCTATTTTTTACAATCATCAACTCAGGCGCTACGGTTAAGTTGTGTGTAATATTTCTACCAGCTACATCATTTCCCGTATAGCAAACCACATCCATAAAGCCGGGGGCACGTCTAAAAGTCCAATAGATTGTAGAAATACCCGCCGTAAGAAATGGAGTACTAAAGCCCGTGTTGTTCCAATATTGTGTGGAAAAGTTTGACGCTTCCTCAGCAGTTGAACTTGTCAAAAGATACCTACCATCGTTGTATTGGTAGCGAGTTGAGACACCACGCAATTGATCTACGGCATTAGTTCCAACTACATTACCCGTTTGTTTTATTAACTGCATGTCTGGAGCAAATCCAACAGTATTTACTGTTTCTGATGCAGAAGACGTAAGAACTGGACTAAACACACTCGTACCCAAAGTTGGCACTTTCATCGGGCCACGGCGTATGGCGATGTATATGTAGGTGTTGTCGGCGTTATTGGTGTTGTTGAATCCACCAGAAACTTGGAATCCCGTAGAAGTAACCCTAGAGTCGGCTTCGCCACTTTCAGCCCCTGAAGTGTTTGCTCTAAGTTGTCGAGCATCAATACCCGTAACACCCGGCAACCCGCGCATTGTGTCCATCATTAACCAAGGTGTCCCCGATGCAAATGCGCCACCAGCAGCTTTAATAAGAACAAACTGTGGCTCATAGCCCAAAGTAATATTGTTTGTGCTGTTGTTGCCCGTATAGCTCCCACACGAAATTACATTGTCCGTACCAGACAGGCCGAAGCCTCCTGCGTTGTGGGCGAAGATATATGCGACGTATGTGCCCCCTGATGCGTTAGGATTAAAATATGCGCTGCCTTCATCTACTGTAAAGTATGTAGAATTATCGTAATAAATTCCTGTATCTTCGGAGACTGTTTGTCCTACAACGCCAGTTGTATTTAATTTGCCACCAGCATACCCGTAATTTGCATACGCATTTGTGCTTCTGTGGACAACTCCCCAATCAGATGTTGAGTCAGTTCTTTTAATAATAATACAGCCGGGAACAGAACCAAGATTGTGATTAATATTTTGAGCCGTAGTGCCAGTACCCGTATAAGTCACAACATCAAAGAACTTTGGTTGCTTGCGGAATGTCCATGAAACTTGAGTTATTCCAGCAGCATTTTGGTTTCCGTCAACATAGCCAGTGGTGCTAAACGCGCTTGCGCCGCCGCCCCCTACGCCAGATTGACCGTTAACTGCATCGGAGTACAAAACCCGTCCAGCACCACGTACTGTATCTGTTAAATAATGACTAAAAGCATTGCTTCTAGATTTAATCCAAACTAATCCACCCTTGGTAGACAAGTCAATATTATTTGTTATTGTTATGTCACCCCCCGTAGATGTATACAACCAAGTCGAGAACACTTCTTCAACATAGTTAATCTGCACAGGGGTTACGCTATTAGATGCCGCGCTTGCGGGGCTAGTGCCGCTTGCATTGGTTGCAGTGACTGTGAATGTGTATGGCGTTCCTTCGGTCAAACCTGATACCGTGATGGGAGAAGATGCGCCTGTGCCTGTTACACCGCCGGGGCTGGATGTGACTGTGTAACTTGTAATGACCGCAGGTAATCCCAAAAATGTAGGCGCAGTAAAAGCAACGGAAACGGATGTTGCACCTAAACTTGTTGCCGTCCCGATCGTAGGAGCACCGGGAGCGTTAGGCCAGTTGCCTGCGCCATTGGCTTGCATCACTGCCTGCTCTGTCCAAATTCCAGAATAATTAGGCATTGTTCGTCCTCAAGCAATCGCTAAGAAAATGTATGTACCACCAACGGCGTTGATACCTGCTGGCGCGGCGGCTGTCACTTGGAAGCCTGCGGCTGTTGAATCAACGTAGTTCGTTCCGGTGACTTCAGCGGCTGTACTGTTTAAGAACAAGTACGGATCGTTACCTGATGTTATGCCACGGGCAGAATCGTATGTGTACCAGTCGCCTGTAGAGTCTGTACGTTTGATTAGAACAAACCGAGCACCTGTTGTGAATGCGCAGTTTACAGTTTGAAGTGCGCCTGTACCTGTGTATGAACCTACTTTAGACACGCCAGCAACTGTGGCAAATAGGTAGGCAACATAGGTTGCGCCAGAAGTATTTAATGCACCATAAGGGCCTGTGTTAGCAATTGTGTAAGTACTAGCGGAAAAAGTCCCGCCATACCCAGTTGGTGAATTTGCTTGAGCCATTGTGTCATCAAGACGAATCCAATAGTCTGTGTTGGTTAAACTTGTTGCCCAAACAACCCAACCTAACGCCTGTGACCTACTTTTTGTTATTACTAATTCTGGAGTAACACCAAGGTTGTGTGTAATTGTTGTTGTGCTTCCCGTACCCGTATAGCAAACCTCATCAAAGAAGCCGGGGGCACGTTGGAAGTTCCAGTAAATCTGAGCGCTGTTGCCAATTGCGCCGCTAATCTGGAAGCCTGTGTTGTTCCAAGCCCTAGTGATAGTAAAAGTATTGGCATACTCAGCGTCTGTCGCGTTCGCTATTAAAACAGCAGGGCCAGTGTCTGTGTTGGTAGACGAAACACCGCGAAGCCTGTCAACAGTCCAGCCGTTCGCACCGTTCCGTCCTTTTGTGATTTGCAGGTCAACAGGGAAGTTGGTTGTTTTTACTATACCCTCACCTTGTGTGTCTGTTGCGGTATTTGGACTAAACACACTTGTACCCACAGTTGGCACTGCCATTGGCCCACGGCGGATGGCTACGTAGATGTAAGTCCCAGCTAAACCAAAAGATGAATTTAACTGAAACCCTGTTGCGGTTGGGAAAAAATATTCGCTCCCCAAATACATATCTTCTATTTGTGTAAGGTTTGGATAAAGTTGCGCAACTTGTTTTTGCGCCCATCCACGCATGGTGTCATACACGTTCCAGTTTTGAGTAGCGTCTATACGTTTCCACAAGATATATTGCGGTTCGTATCCAAGAGTTACAGTTGCCGCGCCTGCTGACGTTGAAAACGACCCGCATGAAATTACGTTATCTGTACCAGACAGGCCAAAGCCTCCTGCGTTGTGGGCAAACAGATAGGCTACATAATTGTTTCCAGACTGATTAACCGTGCCATTGTTTCCAACCGTAAATACGGTAGCTGTCGGGTTAACAGTAGTTGTTCCATTGCCAAACCGGTTTACTGCTGCGCTAGTTGTTTGTGCGGCAGTTGTGTTTAATACAATGTAATTGCCAGATGTCAAACTACGATGCCATACAACCCAATCGTCTGTTACTAAACTTTTAATAACAACCATTCCCGGTGTTGAGCCAAGACTGTGGGCAATTTCTCGTCCAGAAACATCGTTACCACTCCAAGTTACGATGTCAAAAAAATTGGCTTGCTCGCGGAATGTCCAAGAACACATTGACCCGCCACTGCCGTTAATTGCATTAGTTGATGATGTTGCACCAAGCGTAAAGCCGTCAGCATTAAAGGCAGTTAAATTTTGGTTTGTAGAGTTATATCCTTGTGCTTCGTTTGTATTTGTATAAAGCGATTTGCTTGTTCCAGTTCCTCGCACAGTGTCATAAACGCCATGATAAAAAGCATTATTACGGCTTTTCATCCAAACCATTCCGCTTTTAGTAGACAAGTCAATGTTGTTGGTTATTACGTTTGTAGTGCCGTTGCCCGTATAAAGCCAAGTACTAAACACATTCTCAATGTAATTTACCGTAGGAGTCACACTGTTACTTGCCGCACTTGCTGGGCCACTACCATAAGCATTTGTTGCCACTACAGTAAATGTGTAGGCTGTGCCGTTGGTCAGGCCGCTGACTGTAACGGGGGAAGACGCGCCAGTCCCAGTGATACCACCGGGCGAAGAGATAACTGTGTAGCTTGTGATTGCGCTACCACCAACGTTAGAAGGTGCTGTGAAAGTGACAGACGCAGAACCAGAACCCGCCGTAGCCGTGCCAATGGTCGGTGCGTTAGGTACTTGCAACCCGTTGTAGGAAGCCGTAAGAATAGCGGCTTGGTAGCGTCTGGACATCTTCTACCCCAATCAGGATATGACTTCGTAGCTGATACTATATGTGATACCGCTGGCTGTGCCAGAAGTTACTGTAATGGATGTGCCTTCCATCAAATAGATGGCAGTGGATTTATCCGTCACGATCAATGAAGCACTTACAGGCACAGAGATTGTAGAAGCAATTGGATAGCCCGTGCCGCCCGCAGGAGCAGAGCCTTGAGCCACTGCGCCGTTAGTGTAGATAGACACCGTAGCGTTTACAGCCGCAGAGCCACTTACGTTAGCCGCCACAATCTGATTGATCTTAAACACCTGACCGCTAGATGCGGCATTAGGCAAAAGAACAACCGCAGATGTACCGCCGGGTGTGAGGTATGTAGTTGTGCCTGACGCTGTGGTCGCGGCGAAAAGATTTGGATTTGCCATGATAGTTCCTTAAAAGCCAAAGACCATTGCGATGGCCGTTGCCTTCGCTTGAGATACACCAGAAG